GGAACTCTCCTTGCAATTGCGCATATAATCTGAAACTTTCCAGCCATTTCTATGCAAAATCGCCAGTTCTGCGTTATACTCCTAGCGGTCGATGGGAGTGTTGCGGAATGGCCCACATGGCTGAAATCCTTGAGGAACTGGCGCGGCTGACGGGCCGCCATCCCGAGGCGCTCGCTCATATCATGCGCACCCTTCGCACAGCCGGTCACGTCCAGACGGGCCGGCGCGGTGTGACAAGCCAAGTCGAGGCGAAAACGGCTGCAAACCTGCTGATCGCCTGCCTGTCCGGTGTGCAGCCTGCCGATACGCCGCGAGCGGTCGAGGTCTTCACCGGGCTTCGTCCTCTCCGGAAAGGCGGCTTCGGGCAAGGCTTCTCGGTTCTGAACTACATCGCCAAGGCCGACACGCTCGGGCAGGCGCTCGAGGAACTGCTGCTGCTGGGAACGCGGCTGAAGGTCGAGGTGGCGGTGATGCTGGCCCAGCTCTTCGACAAGATCCCGATTGAGCAGGCGTTCGATCTCAGGTTCTTCGAGATCGAACTGCTGCTGCAGCGTCAGCCTGCACCTTATGTGAAGTTGACCCTGGAATGCGTCAACGAGCACGGCCTCTACAGCCATCAATTCTCGCAGGAATGGATCTGCGACAGCAGCAAGCTGATGGCCGGCTACTACAAGCGCGAGAGCGCCGCGCGCACTGACCTGAAGGTCCAGAACTCCATCTCGCACCGTTCCATTTTCCGCCTCGCCGATTTGCTCGCGACGGACAGCACCAAGGAGACTTCCGATGAGACTGCACGAACTGCGGGCGAAGCGTGCCCAGAAGGTCGCGGACATGCAGCAGATGCTGCAGAAGGCGGAACAGGAAAACCGCGATCTATCGGATGGCGAGAAAGCGGGCTTCGACTCGGCCAAAGACGAGATCCGGTCACTTGATCAGCAGATCGAGCGGGCAGAGGTCGTTGCAGAGTTTGAGCGCCGTGCCGACGCCGACCCTGTCACCGAGCAGCCGTTCCAAGCGCTTGAGCAGCGCGTCAGCATCCTGAAGGTGCTGCAGCACCTTGTAGAACCCAGCAAGTACCCTCTCGCTGGCGCTGAGGCCGAATACTCGAACGAAATGGCCAGACGTAGCGGACGCAAGCCGGAAGGCGCGTACGTGCCCTTTGCGGCCATCGAACAGCGCGCGCCGGTTCTGACCACGACGGTCCCTGAAGTCATCCCGACAATCCATCGAAGTGATTTGTACGTCGACAGCTTCCGGCGCGCTTTGATCTCTCAGCGACTAGGCGTTCGTGTCCTGACTGGATTGTCCGGCAACATCACCATTCCGCGCCGTGGCACGGGCGTCTCTGTCGGATGGGTAGCCGAGCATTCGCCGCTGCCCGATACCGGCATGACATTCGATTCTGTCTCCATGACGCCTCGCCATTGCGGCGCGATTGTCGAACTATCGAGGCAGGTCATTCTGCAGAGCAGCCCCGACATCGAAAACCTCGTGCGCGAGGATTTGGCCCGCGCCATGGCCGAGGAGGTGGACCGGGTGCTGATCGACGGCGGCGCAGTGGCAACCGAGCCTGTGGGAATCCTGCGCACGTCAGGAACGCTGACCGCCTCTCTTGCAGGTCCCACATGGGCGCAGGTGCTGGCCATGATCGGTGTTGCGGAGGACAACAACACGCCTGGGCCGCTGCAGTGGCTGCTGTCACCCAAGGCCAGCCGCAAGATGCGCGGGACGGTCAAGAACGCAGCTAACCTCGAATACCTGATGCAGGGCGGACAGGTTGGTGAAGTCTCGGCGCTGTCCACGTCCTTCGTGCCGGATGCGGGCGCGAACCTTGGAACTGCCATCCTGGGCGATTTCTCGCAAACCATGATTGGTGTCTGGGGCGCGCTCGACCTGTCAACGAATCCGTATGCTGAGGCAGTCTACCGGCGCGGCGGTGTGCTAGTTCGGGCGATCAGTACGCTCGACATCGGCCACCGCGATCCGAGTGCCTACGTGATCTCGGAAGACATCCCGGTGTAGTCATGAGCGACACCCGCGAGCGCCGCAGCGCACCTATCGAGGTGAGGGCACAGGGCCGCAGGCTTTCCGGCTATGCGGCCACCTATGGCGTCCCTGCGAAGATCGGTCCAGGCTTCACCGAGATCATCGCTCCGGGGGCGTTTCGCAACTCGTTGAGCGGCGACATTCTGGCATTGCAGGACCACGACCCATCGAAGGTGTTGGGGCGCACCCGCAGCGGGACGTTGAGGCTCTCCGAAGACAGCAGAGGCCTGCATTTCGATTTGGACCTGCCGGATACCTCGCACGGCCGTGACGTGCTGGAACTGGCCACGCGCGGCGACATCGGCGGCATGAGTTTCGGCTTCGAGGCGCTCGACGAAAAGTGGACGAACGACATGCGCGAGCTTCGCGCCATTCGTCTGCATGAAATTTCTGTTGTCAGTAGCTGGCCGGCCTACCCAGACACCATCGTCAACATTCGCGCGCGCTCGCTCCAGGCCCTGCCTCTGAAACTCGCGCTGGCACAGCGGTACCTTGAAGCACTTGGAGGTAAACCATGAAGGCAATGAAGCACAACGCCCTCGTCCAGGTCGAGATCAAGAAACCCTTTCGATCCTACACTGAGGGGCAGATCGTCCGCCTGTCGCCTGCGGATGCTTTTCTCTACGAAGGCACTGGCCACGTAGCCGAGGCGAAGCTGCCGAAGGGTGTCGCGGCCGAGACCGTGCCGCAGCCGGATGACGGTCTCCCGTCGGACAAGATTCTGCCGAACCCTGTGCCAGCGATCCCTGATAGCTGGGAAGAGCAGCACTTTCTGCAGCAGATAAAACTCGCGGAGCAGATCAGCGGTCGTCCCGTCAAGGGAGGCGAGGCCGTCGAGATCATCCGCGCTGAGATTGAACGCAGACTCACGGAGTAAATCCTGTGGGCTTTTTCTCTCGTCTGTTCGGTGTCGAGAAAAGGGACGGGTTCGCCAACCTCCCTGATCCTTATCTCGCACCGTGGCTGCCGCTGCTGCCGCTGGGAGCGCTGAACTCGCGTGTCGTTACGCCCGAACACGCGGTTTCCGTCTTGGCGGTGGCAGCACGCTGCACTTCGCTGATCAGCGAGGGTCTCGCGAGCCTGCCTTGTGCGGTCTATCGCAGGCTGGAGGACGGCGGCCGGGAGGCGGTGGAGACCCATCACCTGCACCGGCTGCTGAATGATGCAGCCAACGAGAGCATGTCAGCCTTCGAATTGCGCGAGTTGCTTTTGAGAGATCTCACCACTTTCGGCAATGCTTACGCGAGCATCGTCCACGATGGCAGAGGTGCCGTGGCAGAACTGCACTATCTCGTCTATGGCGGTGTTGGCGTCGAACGCCTGACGACGGGCCGGCTGCGCTACCGCTATGCCGATCCGCTCACCGGCCGCAATAGCATCTTTCTGCCGGAAGAGGTCGTGCATTTGAGGTGCTTCAGCAAAGACGGCCTGCTTGGCGTGTCGCCTTTGATGCGATCTGCCGGCGCGGTGTCTCTCGCGGTTGCGCAGGCCGATCTGGCCGAGGCGCAGACCAACAGAGGCTTCGTGCCGGATTTGGCCTTTGAAATGGACTCTTCGTTCGGTGTGAACGAATTAGCCGATACCGCCTTCACGCGGCTCAAGGACCAGTTGACCGAACGTGCGCGCAAGATGGGGCTGTACGGGAATCCTCTGATTTTGGAAGGCGGCTTGAAGGCGAAACCGCTTGCAGCTCCAGGCCGTGAGCAGCAGTTTTTCGAGGCGCGCGTGCTGTCACTCGAAGATGTTGCGCGCATCTATGGCGTTCCGTTGAGCGTCGTGGGTCTTGGCAAGAACGCCTCTTACGGCAGCCTTACGGAAGAGTCCCGCGCGCTGCGTCAAAATTGTTTTTCGCCTTGGTCGCGCCGTGTCGAGGCGCAGTTGCAACTGGCGCTGCTGTCCCAGGAGGGACGGCGCGAATACACCATCGAGCACGATCTGAGCGGCCTGGAGCGCGGCGACATGCTGGCGCGTCTGCAGGCGTATGAGATCG